AACCGCCCTGCGCGTGCGGCAGCCGGCGGCCGGCCCGCGGTGCCTGCCGGGGCGCTGCGGTCATTCCGCACGCAAGGCGCCACCGGCGGGGTGCTGCCCAACGCCCTCGAAGTCGACTTCGACATTCCGGTGACCGACTTCGCCACCCCGATGGGCGGCGGCTACGTGCGCATCTATGGCGTCGACCTCGAAACCATCGCGCAGGCCAGCGACTTCAACCTCATGGAGATCGAGGTCTATGGCGGCATGCAGCGCGGGCTGCCGCTGGCCAAGCCGCAGCAAGCGGGGCTGCTCGTCGCGGGCACGATCCAGCAGGCGTTCGGCAACTGGACGGGCACAGACATGACGCTCGAGCTCATCTTCACCGCCGGCAACACGAAGCCGGAAACCCCAGTGAACCTCACGATCGACTGGAAGGCCGGGCAGCTGCTTGCGGACGCCATCCGCGCCACGCTGCGCACCGCATTCCCCGGATACACCGCCACCATCAACATCAGCGACCGGCTGAAGCTGCAGCACGACCAGCCGGGCTTCTACGGCACCCCGCTGCAATTCGCGCGCTACATCCAGGAGGTGAGCCGCGGCATCATCCGCGACGAGGGCTATCCCGGCGTGCGCATCTTCCTGAAGGAGCGCGAATTCATCATCCAGGATGCGACCACCCGCACCACGCCACGGTCGATCGAGTTCAACGACCTGGTCGGCCAGATCACCTGGCTGGCGGCCGATCGGCTGTCGATCACCACGGTGATGCGCGGCGACTTGCAGACCGGAGACTTCATCCGTCTGCCGCCCGACCTGTCGCTGCTGCAAACCCTGACGACGCAGGCGTCGCAATCGCAGGCGCGCGCGCGGGATGCCTTCGCCGGCGTGTTCCAGATCGACAACGCCAGGCACACGGGCCGGTTCCGGGGATCGAGCGGCCTGTCGTGGGTCACCACTTTCCAGGCGACGGTGCAGCGCAATGGCTGATTCCTACATTAAGAAGCCGCTCGGCCAGAGCCTCAACGACCTGTCCACCAAACGGGCAGAGGACGCCATCCAGCTGCTCGGCAAGGCGCTGCCGGCGACGGTGGCTTCGGTCAACAAGGCCGGCACGATCGTCACGGTGAAATTCGAGATGGCAGCCATCCCCTTCACCTTGCCGCAGGTGAAGATGCCGGTGCTGACCACCGAGTATTTCCGCGCGCCGATCCAGGTGGGCTGCCGCGGCTTCGTGATCCCCGGCGATGCCTACCTCGGCGGCGTGTCGGGGCTGGGCGGCGGCACGGCCGACCTCACCACCCAGAGCAACCTGGGCGCGCTGGTGTTTGCTCCGATCGGCAACATGGACTTCCAGAACGTCGACGGGAACGTGGCCACGGTCTACGGGCCCGGCGGCGTCACCCTGCGCACGCAGGACAGCGCCGTGCGGCTGCTGCTCACGCCGAGCGGGGTCACCATCCTGGTCGGCGGCGGGACGGTGGCGGTGACAGCCGGCGGCGTGGCGATCAACGGCTTGACCGTCACAGTCACCGGCGGCGATGTGATAGCAGACGGCATCAGCCTGAAGACGCATCGCCACGGCGGCGTCGAAGTGGGCGGCGGAACATCGGGGCCACCGGTATGAGGACGTATGGACGGCTTCCCCCCGACGCGGACGGCAACCGCCGGTGGGAGATGGTGGAAACCCAGCCGAACGGCGCGAACGACTATGTCTACCTGACCACGCTGTGCCAGTGCCTGCAGCTGATCCTGGGCGAGTCGCCCTTCTATGCCAACCACGGGATCCCGGCCGAGCAGGCGATCATCCAGCAGATCTTCCCCGACTTCTACGTGTTCCAGACCCAGCGCCAATTCGCGTCCTACTTCGCCTCCCTCATCATCACCAAGATGCCTGAGCCGACCCCGACCTATCGGGTCAACGTGGTCACCAACTACGGCACCAGCATCCAGCGGGAGATCCCGATATGACCGAAATCTTCCCCACGGTGATGGGGCCCGAAGGGCTGCTGCCGACGTCGCCGGTGGCCATTCGCCAGGCGCTGCTGAGCCTGGTGGCGTCGACCAACCCCGGATACACCGCGAACCTGCCAGGCTCGCTGATCGAGGACATCAGCAGCACCGACGTCGCGGCGATCGCGCTGGCCGATGCGGCGCGCGTGGAGCTGGTCAACAGCCTCACCCCCTATGCGGCGAACGACTACCTGCTGCGGCAGCTGGGCAACATCTACGGCGTGCCGCTGGGCCGCGACAGCACCACCAGCGTGCAGGTGGTCTTCTCGGGCTCGGTCGGCTTCGTGATCTCGGCCGGCTTCACCGTCTCGGACGGCACATACCAGTACGTGGTGCAGACCGGCGGCGTGGTCGGCACGGACGGCACCTCGGGCAGCATCTTCGCGCTGGCGACCACCCAGGGCAGCTGGGCTGTGCCGCCGGGCACCGTGACGCAGCTGGTGACGTCGGTGCCGGATGCCGTCACCCTCTCCGTCACCAACCCCGAAGCCGGGCTGCCGGGCACCGGCGCGCAGACCGCGGAGCAATACCGCGCGCAGGTTCTGCAGGCAGGCCGGGCGGTCAGCCAGGGCATGCCGAGCGCGCTGCGCACCGCGCTGCAGGCGGTCGAAGGCGTGCAGGCGCGGCTGGTTTCGGTGCGCCAGCAGAGCAGCGGGTGGGAGGTCATCTGCGGCGGCGGCGACCCCTACCAGGTGGCCTATGCCATCTTCATCTCGCTCTTCGACGTCTCGTCGCTGGTCGGCAGCACGATCGCGGTGACGGATATCAGCCAGGACAACCCCGGGGTGGTCACCACCGACCTGAACCATGGCTACACCACGGGCGATGACGTCACCCTCGACGACGTGGTCGGCATGACCGAGGTCAACGGCAACACCTATACCGCCACGGTGATCGACGAGAAGAGCTTCTCGATCGGCGTCGATACGACCGGCTTCGGCGCATATGTCTCGGGGGGCGTGTGCACGCCGAACGACCGGAACCAGGAAGTGAGCATCTACGACTTCCCCGACAGCTACGTCATCCGCTACGTCCAGCCGCCGCAGCAGCTGGTCGATATCTCGGTCACCTGGAACACGACCAGCCCCAACCTGGTGCCGCCGGCCGCGGTCGCACAGCTGGGCTCGCCGGCACTGGTCGACTACGTGATGAACGTGGTGGTGGGCCAGCCGATGAACCTTTACGAGATGCAGACGGCTTTCCAGGCGGCGGTGGCGTCGCTGGTGCCGCCCGAGCAGCTCACGCGCATGGTGTTCGCGGTCTCGATCAATGGGGTGGGCGTCTCGCCAATCGCCGGCACGGGCATCATCGAAGGCGACCCGGAGAGCTATTTCTACACCGACAGCACCAGGATCGACATCACCCAGGGCTGACGCCGCCGCTCCGCAGACTGCAAAACCCTATGCAGTCTGGCCGCTCCCGGTATAAGGGGGCGTAGCGGAACCGCGGGAGACGACGCGCGTGGCCATCATCCTCTTCGCCAACAATGCCACCTCGACGCTGGCCGGCTCAATCAGCAACGTCGCGGTCACCTGTAATCTCGCGCCAGGGACTGGTGCCCTGTTCCCGAACCCCGGCGCCGACGAATACTTCGTGATGACCTTCACGGATGCCGCAACCGGGATCCTGAAGGAGATCGTGCACGTCACCGGCCGCGCCAGCGACACGCTGACGATCGTTCGTGCTCAGGAAGGCACCACCGCGCTGGCGTGGACGGCCGGCGATATCGCAGCGCATCTGAACACCGCGGGCACGATGCAGGGGCTGGTGCAGCCTGATGACAACCCCGGCCGGCTGCTCGAGGTGCAGGTGGTGACCGCGAGCGGAGCGGTGACAGTCCCGGCCGGCGCCAACTCGATGATCGTTGAAGGCGTGGGCGGCGGCGGTGGCGGCGGTGCGGCCGGCGCAACCTCGGCCGGCGAGTTCTCCATGGGCGGCGGCGGCGGCGCGGGTGGATTCGGCAAGGTGCTGGTGACCAGCGGCATCGCGTCGCTGACCGCGACGATCGGGCTTGGCGGCGCCGGCGGCATCGATGGCGTGTCGTCGGGCAATGGCTCGAACGGGCAGGGCACCACCCTGGTGGGCACATTCGGCACCATCACCTTCCCGGGCGGCGGCGGCGGGCCCGGCAGCGCGGCGTTCACGCCCCCCGCCGCGATCGGCGGCGG